TATATGGATTTGTTTGTTGATTATTGGACCAACAATCTAACTACCGTGTTTAAAAGAAAACAAGATATTGATGTTGCTAACGCAGTTATCTATTTGATAGAGAAACGTGCGAACATTGAGAACTTCAATAAGAAAGCTCTATACATTATGATTAGAGAGATGACCAATTCAAATACACAACACATTACTCGTGTCGTGAATGTGATGAAGAAACATCACGTTAATCTACAACGAAATTACTTAACTACTGGTTCCATTGAAACTAAATGGACTGGCAGTTGGGATAACCTATAAAATAAAAAAGGGGAATATTTCTATTCCCCTTTTTAATCCACCTTTATTCTTTTTTACTTATTATTAAGTAATCCTAATATCACCAATAGTGATATAAATCCAGCGAATCCACTTGTTGCAAATAAATTCACNAAACTAATCAGATTACCAATAATGTCCATACCGAAGAACCCGCCAACAAAAATCAATTGAACGAGAACCCCAAGACCAATAACAGATAATAGCACATCTTTAAGACCTGCCACTACATCTATTATCATAGCCATAGTATTTTTCATATTCGTTTCCCCCTTTTATTAATCTAAAAGACTACAAATTCCATAGTCGTATAATAACTATATACCAATCTAACAAAAATTAAATGATATATAAATATATATCCCTATTTTTTAAGTTTTATCTATTTATTATTAGATTAAAAACAAGCAAAAATAAGCAAAATTATGTCAACAGATTACGAAATATTCAAAGGAAAAACACTCGGAGATGTGTTCAAAGACATCTATGATAATTCCCATACCAATAAAAAACAATTAGAAGTATTGATGAAAGAGGTAGTGGGGTTTATTAAAGATGGTGATACTGCCGTGCAAATAATTCCTATGTTAAAGGAATACTTAGAAATCAATGTAAAGAACGATGAGCAACTCGTCAAACTAGCAACAATCGTTCAAAGAATTACAGCAGCTGAAGGTAGAGCAACAGCTGATGGAGATGAGTTCGGATTATCCGAATCAGAAAAAGAACAATTAATGGACGCAATAGAAGAAAATGTTCAAGAGTTACAAAACAAGCAAGACGAGATTATTCAAGATATCAAACAGGAAAACTAATGGCTAACATTATCAAGAAGGGTTCTGGTGGAGAACCAAATCCTTTAGATAATCAATTACTAACAAGTGATGGATTAAAAAACAAACTTGCGCAATTAGGCGCAGAACACTTATTTTTTGAATTAGAAGTATTAGAAGTTGTTGATACTTTTAGATTAATAAATGCGGATACCGATGAGACAACAACATCACAACCAGGTGCTATACTTGGTAGATATGTTTTTTCAGAGCAAGGTGATAGAGCTTCTGAATTACAAGAATTTTTACCATTAGATACTAACATACTACAATACCCATTGGTTGGTGAAGTTGTAATTGGGTTTGAATTTAATAATAATAGATATTATTTTGGTAAGGTAAATGATGTCTTATCAAAAGTAAACTTTAGTAAATTTAATATAAGTGGTGTTGATAAAGCAAGCACATTAGAAGATGATGAAAGCCCAACACTAAACGCTGGGATAGACAAAGAGGACTTAATGCAAGGCGAATACTTCTTTGATGTAGAACCAGAAAGACTTCTTGCTGATGAAGGGGATACTATTATTCAAGGAAGATTTGGAAACTCAATTAGATTGGGTAGTAATCAGAGACTTGGAAGTATTGATTCTTCCAATGTTAAGATTGTAGCAGGTGTTATAAGTGGTAAAGAAACACTTACTGAAGATAAAGCATCTATATACTTAACGAATGATGAACAAGTAACGTATTCAGAACCTACAAAAACATTAGCACCTAAGATGGGTGGATTTTTTGGTAGAGATTTAGATATAGATTATACAGGCCCACAAATAGTATTTGATTCCGATAGAGTTATGATAAATGCTAAATCAAATGATATTGGTATTTTTGCACAAGGTGAAGTATTTATTAAAGGTAATAGTGTAAATATTGAAAATTCTGAAGCAGTGAGTATTGTAACCAAATCATTAGTAGCAGATACATCAGCAGGAGTAAAGAAAGATATAACTAAAAAACTAAATGATGTAGATGGTGATACAAAGTTATTACCAGAAAACATTTTACCAATGGCAGAATCTATGAAACCACATATAGCAGCTATTAACAACGGAGTAATATCAGCGGCATCAAAAATATTACCACCCGTAATAGCACCAGGAACACCAAACCCATTAAATCTTTTTGGTCATCTACAAGACTTAAGATTTTTTGAAAATCAATTAAAAGAAGTAAAAAAGTTTTTTAAATTTGAATGGTTAAATAAACAAGAGTGGAAAACCGTGTCTTTAAATGACGTTACGGAAGCACTCGGATTAAATGAATTAGATTCTCTTCCTGAAAATAACATAGTTAAGTGGGAAGAATTTTTTGATGATNTAGATGCGGCAAAAGCTAAAGTAGCAAACATACAAGCTCAGGCAGCTGCAGCAGCTGTATCGGTTGCGGCATTAAATGCAGCATTTGATGCGATACAAGGTGGTGGTGGTAGTGTTGAATCAATAGTAGAAGCACTTGACGCTTACGAAGCAGACCCAAATAATCCACCATTAGACACAACAGATATCAGAGATATCATTTCAGATGGTGCTGATACTGAAGGTGTTAAAAGATACCTTGACTTTGGTGGTTCACCACAAGTTAGAGAATTATTAATCAGTTCTCAAAAAAAGGAGCAAGATGCTCAAAAAATGTCTTCAATGGGAATAATTGCAGACTTGATTAATGAAGGAATGAATTTATAACTAAATAGGAGTAGTAATGAAGAAAAATGACTTAGTAAAAATAATCGAATTAGTTGTCCGTAAAGAAGTTAAAAAGCAGATGACCGAGATATTTATTAACGAAGATAAAGAAATCAGCTTATCAGAAGTTATTTCTAAACCAAAACAAAAAGCTAAAAAAAGAAGAGTTAAAAAACAATACTCAAAAAATTCAGCATTGAACGAAGTATTGAACAAAACCAATCCATTAGGTCAAACTGACGATTACCCATCATTGGGTGGTGGAGTATTAGGTTCAAACAATATGGCAGAAGTATTGGGTTATGGAAATTTAGGTGGAAAGCAAGATAAAGAAACAGCAAGAGAAATGGCAGCAGTAGACACAATTAAGAAAGCTGGAGTTAGTGTAGATTCAGTTCCAGAGGGTGTACAAGATGCTTTAACTCGTGATTACTCTGGACTAATGAAAGCAATTAACAAAAAGAAAAAAGGTGAGAACTTTAGACCATAATGGCAAGTGTAAGAGAAATAGATAAAAATGATGATATGTATGTTGGAGTTAGATTTCCATTAGGTTACAGTCAAGAAGGTTTTTTGTTTAAGACAAAAACTATATTGGAACAAGCTAAAGCTAATCTAAGAAATCTACTATTAACATCAAAGGGTGAAAGAGTTATGCAACCTGAGTTTGGTTCAAGATTAACTGATGTATTATTTGAACAAGGGCCAGATGTTCAGAATCAAATAGATGAAGTTATTAGAGAAGCAACTTCATTTTGGTTACCATACATAAACATAAACGATATAGGTGTGGTTCAAAACGATAGTAATATCGTAGATGTATCAATAGACTTTTCAGTATCAGTAGACCCTGATTCTTTTGAAACACTAACATTTAATTTTAATATTGGAGAATAAGAATGCCGAGGCAAGTAGACTACGGAACAAATAAAAAATTAGTAAAGAAAGAGGTAAATTATCTCGGTAGAGATTTCCGTGATATAAGACAAAATCTTATAGAATTTGCAAAGAGTTACTTCCCAACAACATACAATGATTTCAATGAAGCATCACCAGGAATGATGTTTGTTGAGATGGCAGCATATGTTGGTGATGTGTTGAATTATTATGTAGATAATCAATTCAGAGAAACACTTTTACAACACGCAGAAGAAAGAAAAAATGTATTAGCAATTGCTCAATCATATGGATATAAACCAACATTAGCAGCACCTTCAATAGTAGAACTTACGGCTCAAGTTGATGTTCCTGCTAAAAACTTAGGTAGTGGTAATTTTAAAGCAGACTTAGATTATGCTGGTATCGTTAGTGCAAACTCAACCGTAATGTCAACAAACGGAACAGAATTTAGTTTAATGGATGATGTTAATTTTAAAACATCAAGTTCATTAGACCCAATGAAAGTAGAAATACTACAACCAGATTCAGGTAACATTCCAACAAATTATAGATTAACTAAAAAAGTTTTAGCTAAATCTGGAACAAGAGAAACAGAAACATTTACATTTACAGGCGCTAAAAAGTTTGACAAGATAGTTTTATCGAATGAAAAGGTAACAGAGATTGTATCGGTAACTGATAGTGAAAATAATACATACTATCAAGTTCCTTTCTTAGCACAAGATACAGTGTTTGAGTCAGAAGAGAATACAACACTAAATGACCCAGCGTTATCACAATATCAAAATGATACACCTTACTTATTGAGGTTAATCAAAACAGCAAGAAGATTTACAACTTATGTTCGTGATGATAATAAAATGGAGTTAAGGTTCGGTAGTGGTATTAGTGCAGACGCAGATGAAGAATTAATACCAAATCCAGATAATGTTGGTTCATCATTAGGAACTGGCATTTCAAGGTTAGACGAATCGTTTGACCCAACAAATTTCTTAAAAACACAAACATTTGGATTAGCACCATCAAACACTACATTAACTATACAATATAATTATGGTGGTAGTGTTGAGGATAACGTTCCATCAAATGCTATTAACAGATTTAATAGGAAGACTTACACAAATAGTACAGAAAATTTAAATAGTGATACACAAGATATTTCAAATGCAACATTAGTGATATTCAATGAATCACCAAGTTCAGGTGGAGCAAGTCAAGAAACACTAACAGAGATAAAAGAAAATGCTGCAGGATACTTTAATGCACAAAACAGAGCAGTAACAAGAGCAGACTACATAACAAGAGTTTATTCCTTACCACAGAAATATGGAAACATAGCAAAAGCTTATGTTGTTCAAGATGAACAATTAGAACTAGAAGGACAATTGGAAGTTATCGATGGAGTAGCAAAGAAAGTTAATCCAACAACCATTCCTAATCCACTAGCACTAAATATGTACTTGTTAGGGTATACAGGAAATAAAAAATTAACTCAAGTAAACAATGCAGTAAAACAAAATTTAAAATTATATCTTTCACAATATAGAGTATTAACAGATGCGATTAATCTTAAAGATGCTTATGTAATAAACATCGGTGTTAAGTTTAATATCATAACTCGTAGAGGATTTAATAAAAATGATGTATTGTTCAGAGCAATACAACAAGTCAAGAAATTCTTTGCAACAGAAAAATGGCAAATTAATCAACCAATTATATTGAGTGACTTAGCATATCAGATTTCATTAGTTGATGGAGTAGTTTCTATTGTTCCACCAGAAACAAACAATCCACAAAAGAATTTAATTGTTATTGAAAACAAACATTTAACAACAGACAATTATAGTGGTAATGTTTACGATATAGATTCAGCATCAAAAGATGGAATCATATATCCATCATTAGACCCAAGTATATTTGAACTGAAATTCCCTGATATAGATATCGAGGGAAGAGTATTGGGAGATAAATAATGCATTATTTTGAATTTGGAAAACGAGATACAACACTTTATTCGGGCGGAACAACATCTTCCATTAATACTGGATTAGACGAAATATTAGAAGTCAATAAAGTCGTTCAACAAAATGGTAGTATAGCAAACGTATCAAGAATCTTGATGGACTTTGACTTAGCATACATTTCAGAATCAATCCAAAGTGGTGTAATGCCAACGGGAACAAAATTCTTTTTAAATTTATTCGACGCAACTTCAGAAGAAGTTGAAGCAGAACAAAAATTACACGTCTATATGGTAAGTGGTAGTTGGAAAGCAGGAACAGGAAAACTTGACCACAATCCAGTAACGGATGATGGAGCAAGTTATCAATATCGTAATCACGCAGCAAAAACACCTTGGGTAACAGGTTCAGTATTGACTGAGGGTGGTACTTGGTTTACATCAAGTATTGATGCCAATCAAGAGTATGGAATTAGTTCTTCTTTCGATATTACGTTTGACAAGAAGGATGTCAGAGCAGATGTAACAGACTTGGTAAATAATTTTATTTACTCAAGTTCAGTTTATCCGAACAACGGATTTATTATCAAAAGAGAAGATAGTGGTTCTTATGGAAACAACAACGCAACAGCAAGTTTTGATTTCAATACAGGACAAGAAGGTGATTCAAGTCGTTTAGGAAATCTAAAATTCTTTTCAAGAGAAACACATACAATATATCCACCTAAGTTGGAAGCAGTGTGGGACGATTCAGTTTGGACAACAGGAAGTTTATCACCATTAAGTTCAACAGACTTAGAAAGACTAAAAGTTTATTTTAAAAATTTAAGACCTGAATATAAGGAAAAGTCAAAAGTAAAACTAAGAGTAGTTGGTAGAGAATTATATCCAACAAC